CATTGATTGTTGCCATACTTCTCAACTTCAAATTGGATAAACCAAATCAACAAGCGAATTAACTGCAAGACCAACCGCCATCACAACTGTTGTTCCGCTTGTCACAGTCACATCAGTTCCATTACGCAATTTAACTCCGTTAACATATACCTCAATCTTACCGCTTGTGTAAGTGTTGCTTGTGGTAAATGTTGTTTGAGATGCGGTTGCCGTAAAAGTGTCATACACCATCTTTCCGGGGACTTGACCGCTTGGCAGTGCAAAAGTGCCGCCAAGGGTCAGGTTGCCGCTGGTGGTGACAGTGCCGCTCAACGTGAGGCCGCTGACAGTTCCGGTTCCACCAACGCTGGTGACCGTGCCTGTCGTGCTTGACGTGCCCGCTCCAATCGCTGTGCGGAAAGTGGCCGCATCCAAAGCGGAAACAGTGTTGTCTGCATTGAATCGGGGGAACGTGACCGCTGACGGATTGGTCAAAGTAAATAGGTTGCCACCAACCGTGGTCGCGCCCAAATTTGTTCTGGCCGTTTCCGCCGTAGTTGCGCCGGTTCCACCGTTGACAATCGCAAGCGTGCCCGCCAAAGTCACCGCACCAGTTGTTGCCGTGGCGGGCGTCAGGCCGGTTGTGCCTCCGCTTACAGACGTGACGCCGGTGTTGGCAATCGTGATGCTTCCCGCGCCATTGGTGACGCTGATGCCGGTTCCTGCTGAGATGTTGGCGTTTTTCCAATAGCCAGCCGTGGCGTCATAGATCAGCGTGTTGCCAGAGGTCGCGCTGGTGATGTTGACATTGTGCAACTCATCCAGTTCATAGCCGTTATCCACCTTGAGGTAGATAGAGCCAACCGTTGCGCTCACGCGCTCAACCCATCCCAGCACGACAAGGTGATTGGGGGCGGTCGGTTTGGTCGCGGTGTATGCGCCAGCGGTGGTTGGCGAAAGGTACAGTGCCTGCCCAGCCGTCAACGTGTTGGTGTCCAGTTTGGGGATGGAGCCAGAGACTTGAACAAATCCCTCGCCACCTGCGGCGATGGCTTCCGCAACCATGCCAATCGTGTTGGCAGACGTTGATTCGGCATTGGCTTGCGCCAGACGCACATCAACGCGGTTTCCCTGCGCTCCAACGATGTAAACAATCTGCCCCTTGGTCATGGCGGTGCCTGAGCCGTTGTAGGCTCTGACAAACAACTGCTGGCCTTCATAGAGGTTGACGTTGCCGCCTTTCAAGCCGACCTTTTCAGTGCCGTACCCGTCATCCCAAGCCACTCGGGCCACGGCATCCGCCGTGACTGCCGTGGTGTCAAAGTCAAAGTAATCGGCCTTTGCGCTGGTGACGTCCAGATTGCCCGAGTCATCAAGGATGCCCAGACTGTTCTGCACCAGTTTTCCAGTGGTGCCATCAAAGCGAACCAGCGCATTGTCAGTGGCCGATGCCGGGCCAACAACATCACCTGTGCCAGCAGTGCTGTTTTCCCACTTGGTCGTGGTGCTGTTGTACTTGAGGGATTGACCGTTGCTTGGGGTTGTAATTGCAACATCACCAAGCCCGCTTAAATTGCCCGCGCCCACCTGAACAACAGCCGTGCCGTTGTTGATGTAGACCTTTTGATCGGCCATGTTGACGGCCAATTCGCCAGAGGCAAGTTGGCCTGTCGTTGGAACCGCGCTGGCCGTATTGCTGCGCTTGGGCTTGATGATGTTTGCCATGTGGCTTCCCTTTTGTCACCCTATTTAGGGCAGGTTTAAAGCCCCCTATGTAGGGGGCGCGAATCAATCAGAACGTGCCGCCGTCAATCGTGATGCCGTCAAAAGTGGTCAAGTTTGTGATGCTGCCACCAGTGATCGCCACGTTACTCGCGCTTTGCGTTGACATTGTGCCAAGACCGGACACTTGCGTGTTGGCGATGGCAATGGACTGCGCGGAAAGCGCGGTCAGTTGGCCTTGGGCGTTGACGGTTGCGGACAGTGTTTGCGCCGCACCGCCATACGAACCAGCGGTGACGGCGGTGTTGGTGATGCTGAACGTGGTTCCCGAGAGGGTCAATCCAGTGCCTGCGGCGTAAGTGCCTGCGCCGCTGAATTGCGTCCATGTGACGTTGGTGGTGCCAAGGGTGCCACCGCCGTTGACGGTACAGACCCAGCCAGTGTCAGCTTGCGTTGCGCCTTGCTCAATGAATGTGTATGCGCCGGGGAATTCCGACCATGCGTCCATGTCGGTTGAGCGCGTCCATGCGCCAGCCGCGACAACGTAGATGCCGTTTGTCGGCTGTGATGTTTGGTTTTTCACCAGCACGCGGTCGCCAGCCACGACAGCAACACCGTCAATAGTTTGAGTGCCGGACAGCGTGATATTGGCCGTGGTTGCGACAACGCAAGACGCTTTCGTGTCCAGACCTTGCGCGGTGCTGTCAACATAGTTCTTGGTGGCCGCGTCCTGCGCGTTCACCGGTTCAGCAAGGTTGGTCAGGTTTTTACTGTTGAAGCTGAACGCCGCCGTGGGCGCGGACAAATCCGACAGCGATGCTTGTGCTCCAGACGTTGCCAGACCTTTGGCATTGACCGTAATCTTGGTGTAAGTGCCAGCAGTGACGCCGCTGTTTTCCAAGGTCATAGCCGCTGTCGCGTTGCCTGAACCGTCAAAATTGACAGTCCAAGTGCCATCGCCGGTCATGGAAATGCTTCGGGCCGTTGCCAACTTAGTGGCCGTGCCAGCGTTGCCGTCAATCGAGCCGCTGATGGTGCTGGAGAACGTCTTGGCCCCAGCAATGGTTTGCGCCCCGGTCAAAGCCACAAACGCGCCATCACCCGCGATGGGAATGATGCTGGTTGCAGTGCCACCCGCGCCTCCCGTGCCTGTGCCGTAGTACAGGACGTTGGTTTGTTCGTTGAATGCCAGTTCTGCGTTTTCCAGGGTTGTTGGTGCGCCAGCACCACCGCCGTTTGCTCTGCGCTTGATGCGAATCGTGTTTGCCATGATGCTGTTCCTCAGTAATTTCCGCCGTCAGTGATTTCCACTTGAGGCACATTTGTCCATTCGTTGTTAAGAAACATCAATGCGTCATAGTTGGACAAACTTCCCACATTGATTGGATAACCACCGATCTCATTTGGCCCCGGAGGGCCGGGAGGCCCGGACACACCACGGTTAATCTGAATCACCTGTGTTGGAACAGGCGTGACTTCCAGATTGATTCGTGCCGCAGGAGCAACACTTACCTGAACATTGTTAGCGTCTTGGACAGTGACGTTGGTGTTGCTCGGGACAGTGGAAACATTGATTGTTGCCATGTTGTATCCCTCCTTACACCTTCACAATGCCATCAGACCTGACAATGAACATTAGGAAAATGATGTTGTCTTCTGCCGGGGATGCGCCGTTGGTTGGAAAACTGATTTTGATGCGACCACTAAATCCTGCACCATTGACAGAATTGATTGCCATTTGGGCATCGGTGTCCACCAAGTCCCAAGATGTGTCATCAATCACAAGCGTGAAAGAACCAGCCGCATCATTGCGATTGGTGATGGTCATCGGGATTGGAGTTGGGGTCGGGGTGTAATCAGCAATGTCAAACGACAATCCGTAACGGGTATCTTTGACATTGGAAAGTTGACGGCGAACAATCTGCGCGTTGATTGTTGCATCCGTCAAATTGACGGGGGTAATGCCATCATCGCCCGTCAGGACGAGATTCCAGAAAGTGCGTTGCTGGTAGACAAGTTCACCAGCGATGATTGGGTTATCAAACCCCGAAACTTGCGTGAGCGAGTTTTTGTTAAAGACAGCCATGATCGTTCCCTGTACTCAGGTAGTTACGCGCCCCATGACCTTACGGGGAACGGTCTTGTAATGTCTTTTACGGCATTATGCCGTAGGTTCGTCAGCAGGTAAAGGACTGTTACCCTCGGACAGCCAAGCCAGATACTGCTGGTAGTCGATGTTGGCTTCGTCGAATGGGATGAATGCGTTGTCGGACAGACGTTTGATGTAACTCGAAGTTACTCCGGGGACTTCTGGAAGATATTGGTACATAATCAAAGCTCCGAAGATGCCGTATAGTTAAACGCTATTTTTGATCTGAATGCGTTTGATGTGCCTGTTGCCGAAAAACTAAAAGCATCCCCAGATAGGTTTACGGCGCTGTCATAAGTTGGCGTGTCGGTAATGCTCACTCGCCCCGAAACACCATCGGAAGAAACAACCACCGAAGGGACAGCCCGCTTTGCAACCTTGTAGAACACCACTCCGCTTGAAAAAGAGAACGTGCCCGACTGAAAATACATCGAATTGAAACTTGCGGCCTCGTAATACCTCTGACACAGCGCCAGTTCAGTTCCGTACGGTCTTACATCAAATGCCGTAGCAATAGAGCTTTTTTCCAGTTGGACGCCGGTGATGTAAAATTTTGCTGCATTTGTCCCAACTACTGACACTGCGCCAGTGGCCGACCGATACAACGAGCCAGCCCACGCGCCAGCCGTGCCGCTGACAGTTGCGCCAGCGCCAAGGCCAAACGACACAGTAACAAAGCCGCTATTGGTTGTAAGCCATGTTCCTGCCGTGTCCCCTGGGATGGTAAGACTGATTGTTGTCCAAGTATTAGCCGAACCGACCGAATAACTGAACGGATAACTCCGGGTGCCACTCTGGTTAAACAACACACCACCAAATGTGCCAGTCAAACTGGAATACACCCGGAAAGAAAGGGTAACAGCTTGCGCGCTTGCTGTTCCCCAACCAAGATCGGTCATATTTAAGCCTTCAATATTTTGCTCAATGGCAAAGAACTCAGAAGCGCCTACGGTGTATGCTGATAGCGAAGTAATACCAAGATAATTTATGAAGCCTGCCGGTGGAGTTACTGCACCAGCATTCTGCTGGACAGAATACTTTGATGCGACAGAAAGTCGAGCCGCCCATCTATCCAATGTATAAAAACTATCGGCAGTCGGAGTTACACTTGCGCCGCCATAGCGTTGGTCGATCATCATTGCGCCGTTGATGATGCGGTTGCGAAAGCCAAATGTTGGCATTGCAACAGCGGAATAAGCAGATGCACTAGAAGCAATCAACATATTTCCAGCAGCGCCAGCAGATGAAAGCGCAGTACCTCCGTTGGCAACAGGAACTTGGTTATACAAGTAACTGGAAGCGTTCAGTTGTCCGCTGGTATTTGCACCATTGGCAAGTTGCGAAAGATTGAATGCTGCTGTCATTTAAGCGGCTCCATTGCGGTTAAAAGTTTGCTGTGAAAGCACGTTTGTATTGTATGTCGGAGTTGTGGAAAGCACAAATGACCCAGGGCCTGTTGCGTAATCAACCCCCGGAACTTGCAAAACTCCGGTGTTATACAACTCAAAAGCATCAGGATTGTATGTGAAATTGTATGTATCTTGGCCGTTAACCGTGTTTGTAGACACAACCGCAGGCGACCCATTAGGAACGCCCAAATTGCTATTGGCAAACTGTATCACGGTCAGATTGCCGTTGGCAATATCAGGGAAGTTCGTGATTGAGCCGCTTGTAATATCGTAGTCTTGGTCATTGACAACGGTTCCATTGATGAACAAAAGTTCAGCGCCGCTAACAATCTGGAAAGTTGAAGGCGTGATTGATGAATCAGATGCCATTGAAATATTCCATCGGCTGAATGATGGATATGTTGCACTGATTGCTCTTGCGCGATAGATCGGAGCGCCAGTTGTTGCGGTGAAATTCCCTGTAAACGTAATTTGTTTGGTGACATAGTTTACGCTGGAAACTGTGTATTGCGTTGGGGTTCCTGAATTGCTGAACGTAAGTTTATCGCCAGCGGAGATTGTTTGATATGGCAAATTGCTGTATGTGCAAACAGAAGTCCCAGACCCGCTGGAGTACGTCATGCCCATCATTTCATAATAAATAGCATTGGCGTTTACAGAACGGAATGAAATGACAGTGATATTGTCGCCAGCAGCGCAAGCCGTATTTAGCGTGACAGTTGTGTTTGTTTCGGTATATTCAGAAGTGTCAAGCAAAATTCCGTTATGGAAGATTAAATCTTGACCAGTGATATATCCTGCCTGACGCGCTGTTGGCGTAAATACAGTCTGACCTGCTGTTGCAACAGCCTCATAACTTGAAAAGTAAAAAGTATCAGGAGCAACAAGACCAACTACTCGACCATAAATATCAATAGTCAAGTTGGCTGCATTCCCGGTATATGTTGAACTTCCATCAGGGAAAGTTAGGAACTGCTGCAACTGACCGACCATTGTTCCATTTGGATTGTTGACAATGGAAAGTTGACCGCCACCAGTAGAAGTTGTACCTGTGCGCGTCAATTGACCAGTTCTCAAATCAAGGTCAATCCAATTTTGACCATCAGGCAATGCGCTCCAAATTGTGTCATCAAATGTCGATGATGGAACATACGCCGCAGTACCGGAAGCGTATGTCGCAGGAGCAATGCCAAAACTGAACAAACGACCAGTGCGGTTGATGAAGCAAAGTTTGTTTGATGAACCAAACGCAGGAGATGCTTCAAACCATGTGTAATCGGATGCCGATGTGCTGTATGAACTGGAATTGCTGTTAAACAATCCATAGTAGGATTTCCCAGCCGGGCTGCTACTCATCCCAGAGCCAGTGATGGAATCGGCATACGCAACAATCAGATATCGCAAAGGATATGCAAATGTTGTTGGTCTCCACTGGAGCAAAGATGATGCTGGAGAGAACCCGCTTGTTCCAAGTTGGTTGACCATGCGGCTATAAAAATACCAGTTGCCAGCAGCAATGTTTGTCAGTGTTACTGGAAGAACTGTGTTCGGCAGATACGGCTGACCATTAGATTGAATTGCAGTTGTACCCGCAAAAATCATCTGTCCAGAAGATGCAGAAGGATATGCCGAATACCACAACTCAGCGTATTGAACCACTCCAGATGATGCGGTTTTTACGTTTACTGTGATGGAAGGAACAACGCCATTTGGATAAGATGCAGAAACAACTGGGGCAGTCAAAGCGCCAAAAATCAATGGCGATGGAATGCCCGTATTTGGTGCTGGCTGGAATTGTGTGATTGCGGCATCGTCATACACAGATGCGTTGTACTCAATCAAAGTAAGGCTTGCTGTTACTTGTCCATCATCTGTGATGTTTTGCGTGACTTGGGAAATACGGAACAGTTTTGCTGTCCATCCATAGTTCTGGCTGGTGAGAGAAACAATGTCCCCAGCCTCAAGTTGCAAACCAGAATAGTCAATTTGCACCTTGACAATCAAATCTTCACGACCAGCCTTTAGCAAACGAGTTGCAATGTATTGGGCGCGAACGTCATTGTTGATAAGCGGCAAAGATGCTGACTGCTTGTTTACTGGTTCATTAGGATAGAGAAGCGATGGCGCAAGTTGTTGCAGGCTAAAAACAGCAGAAGCAAAAGTGTCTTTTTCAGACCCATTGGCAAATTTTGTTTCAATGATGTTTGGGGTGCTTGCCAAATCAGTGGGGCTGATTTGAATTGCAGACACCATGTTGCTGTCATCAATAGCCATTGCAACCGAATACGAAGGCGATTGAACAATAACACCCCAAGTCGCCGAAATTTCGTTGTATCGCAGCAAACAATCACACGAAGCAGCCATTTGCTGCATACAGTTCATCACAGTTTGCTGCGTGTCCACAGTCCCATCAAATCGGAATCGAGTCTGTGTTGCAGAGCCACCACTTGCAGCCGTATACGCAAAAGACCCAGCACAATATGTATTGAGTGCTGTCAGGCTTGCAGAATCAATTTGTGCAACAGGAATTGCTGCGCCATATCTGGATGATGTCAGATAGTCATAAAAACAATCGCCCGGAGCAGAACGAGGATTGGTAACTTGAAACTTTGTTTGCTGAAGACCAGTCAAGCCAGCATCTTGGTTATAAATGACTTTGATGATTGCAAACGCGCAGTTGCTCATCAATTTTGACGAGTCCCACTTATAAACAAGCCCATCCGAACTCATCAGTTGAATGGCATTTTGCGAACCGTTTGTTGGTGTGTATGAGCCGTTTCTAAATGTGTAGATGTAAAGTTTTCCATCTACATTGGTTTGTGACTCACCCGTTGATTCATCAAGAAGCGAAACGACTCGCGCTTGTTCTGTGCCATCAAACACACATCGCTTACCACCCCAATAAATATTTCCAAATGTGAAAACGTCACCACTGCCGCCGTTTTCGGTATTTGTAACCTCAGACAATGCAAGGCAATAAAACATCGTCTGGTTGTCACTGCTGATGCTCAAATCGGTGACTGTCCCACCAACAAAAGCAGACCCGTAAACAACAGGCAATTTGTTATCTGTGGCTGGCGGCAGTTGCTGACGGTTTCCGGGATTGGGATTGTTTTGTGAATCCGCTGTATTTGGATTTGATGGGCCAAGTGCTTTTGTAATGATGGTGGATACAACCATGTTGATTGCAAATGAAGCAACAGCATATCCAACAGACCCAAGGGCCGCTGCGGCCATGAGTGCATCACCAAAAACAGCACCGAGAATGATGGATGATGGCATATCAAATTACCCAGAATTCTTCAAGTTTTGAGAACCCGAATTTGTTGTATTTCAAGTCGGGGCTGTTCACCATTTTACTGATAAACGCATTACAAATGCGGCCAGCATCCTTTAGGGCAATAGCCTCATCAAGATATGCGCGAAGCAATCTATACCCAGCAGTGCCTCCGCGATATTCAGGCTCGACCCAATAGGCAAATTCAGTCAGCGTGAAATGTTTTGGCGACCAAATGTTTGGCATAACAGCAGCAATCATCATCCCAATGGCTTTGCCGTCTTGTTCTGCAAGTAGGACAACCCCACGGCCAGCAATTAGTTCGGCAAGCATCCCTGTTATGTATTCAGAATTGTCGGCATCTTTGAGGAATTCCAGTGGCGTTTCGCTGCGGTAATGGCGCAGCATCTCCAACACATCTGGAATGTCAAATTTTGTTGCCTTGCGAATCATTCGGTTTTCCCGAATTGATAATTGATTGTCGAAATGAACCCAACCCGGTTCATGCTTGTATCGCCCGGATTGTAGAACTGCCAACTGTCGTCATTGGTGTAGCGACCTGCGCTACGGTTTTGCAAAATCAACTGAGTGCTGGATGCGCTGATTGTCACAGTACCAACAAATGTTCTCTGCTCTTCCATCCATTGCTCTTGGATAGAAAAACTGGTGATATATCCACTGAAAAATTGGTAAAGACCTCCGGTGCCTCCAGAAGTAATAAGTGCGCCGTTAGTATCAAAGAAACCATGCCACATCTGGACATACGAACCCTTGACTGTATTGCCAAGCACAAACCCAAGCACCGATGTGTCGATGCCAGTCAATGAAAGTGTTGTTTCATTTGCTGTGCTTTTAATATCCCGCTGAACGTCACCAACTTTCATCAGCACACCGACCGCACTAAACGGATTGGAATCCACTGAAGGTACGGTCATGTCCATCGGAGTGGTGGCAAACCGATAAATCTGACTGCCCGTATTGATGCGGACAAAATCAGCAAGACGGATGTTATTCGTGCCGACAACTGGCGCAATCACATTCATAGTACGGCCTCAAATGCTGAGAACTCGCCACTCCACTGGATAAACGAATCATTCGTCATCGGGACAAGCGTGTATGTTGGGTATGCGCGAAGGATAACGGGGAACGTCACACCTGTATAGGTAGAGCCACCCATGCTTACAGTCGTCCCGTATTCGCCTGCCACGCAAGCAATCGCGCCGACCAATGGCGTAAGCAGATTACGATGAACTGGCACGTTGACGGTTGTCAGCGAGCCGCGCTGAACGTCAGCAGTCACGATGTAGGCATAACGCCCAACCTGCACAAAGTCACCAGCCTTGAACAGATAGGCCGTGGACGAAATAGAAGGAAGCGAACCCAACACCAAAACTTTATTGGCTGACGATGTTTGCCATTGGCACGCCGCAATCTGCGCCCCAGTCATGTCGCCTTGGTACTTGATGTAATTCAGCCAACCAGTCGAGCCAAAATTCAAATACTGTTCCAGTGCCTTGTCAGGAATCCGCAAGGCATTAAGAACGCCCCTGTTCTGCGAATACAACAGATAGTTCATTGGCCGTAGGCTAAACTGGAAAGGTACAACCGTGAGAATCTCACTGGTCATAATTTTCTGATTTCGGCTTACAGTTTGGCCGACAAAACGATGGTCATTGATGCCAACGCTTTCGCTAATGCTGAGAATTTTTTGCAGGCTCATGTTATCTACTCACAGGAAGACTGCGTTGTGCTGACTGGTTTGCAGCCCATACAGCGGATTTGTTCTTTGCCAAAAATTGAGAGGCAGATTGAGTATCAATCGCACTCATGTTGGCAATGTATGGCCCATTGTAGACGACCGATGGGCCAGATGAACCCATCGCAATTTTGTCATTTGGAATGATGGTTCCAGAGCCAGATGGCATAAAAATCTCTGGCCCTTGTTCTCCAACAAGATAATGGCTTCCACCAGATACAGGCCCACCAGTTGCGCGACGACCCATAATGTCTGCGCCAGTTGCGCTCAATGCAGAATCGCCAGCAGTAATGCCGATGCCGCTAGAGAACATGCCTGTGATTGAACCTATAAGACCTCGAACCAATGTCATCGCCTGCAACTTCATCTGCATGATGAGCATGTCTTGAATGACGCTACGAGTGAAATCCTTGATGCTAAGTTTGCCAGTGCGAACGAAGTTCTCGATTGCAGACGACATAGCACCCCATACAGCGTCATAAACGCCTTGTACTCGCTGGAGTGATTCAGCAAGCTCAATGTTGGCTTCTTTCGCCTTCAAGACATCCTCAAGTTCTTTCTTGGCAAGCTCCTGCTTTTCAGAAGACATGTTCTTGAACTCTTGTGAGCGCATCAACTTATCGAGTTCTTTCTGAGACTCAATGCGAGCCATCGTGATGTCAATCTCTTTCTGAGTTGCGCCAATCAAAGAAAACTTGGCATCAAGCGATTCTTTGGCGTATTTTTGCTCATCGCGTTTTGCAGCAATGTCACTGAAAATCTTAGTGCGTTCACGGTCAAGGCGCTCAAGAATGTCAACTTCCTTGTCGAACTTCTCATACATGCGCTTGATTGTGTATTCATGGCGCTTGCGTTCTGCTTCCGCTTCAGCTTCAGCAACTTTTGCAACACGTTCCGCAGCCCAATGCGCCTGATATTGACCAAGAGTTTTCTCGTTCTTTTCAGCCTCATCAAGTTTTGCAAGAGCAATCTTCTTTTGCAACTCAATCTCAATACGCTGTTCTTCATCTGCGTACATTTCGGCAATGGCAAAGTTGGCTTCAAACTGAGCCTTCTTAGCAGCTTTTGCAGCAGATAACTCTCCCTCAATGCCGCCAGCCTTTGCTCTTGCATTGATTTTTTTCTGTTCTTCTTCTGCTTTCTTTGCTGCCGCAGCAGTCGCATCAATTTCAGCAGACATGCGCTCAACAATTTCATTAAGCTCGGCTTGAAATGCTTTAAGTGCAGCGTCCTGAGAGCCTGTCTTCAAGCCCTTAGATTTACGTTCTTCAATCTCTTGAGTAAGTGTATTGATCTTTGTCTCAAGTTCTTTTGCGCGATCTGCGCCACCTCTACGACCAAACCCAAGCATTGCATCCCAAGTTTTAGATGCCCACTCATGTACGTTCTTCCAAGCAGTCTCAAGAGTTCCAAGCTCACGTTTTGTTTTCTCAAAACTATCAGCCATTGCATTGGCAGTTAGTTGTGCAGCCTCTTGCAATTTTCCTTGACGTTCAAGGGCCTCAATTTGTTTGTATTGAGCAAGGGTCAGGAAGTGATATTTGTCATTGAGTTGCTTTGCAGAACTGGCAGTACCATCAAGCAACGGGATGAGTTGTTTGGCTGCTTCCTTTGCGTCAGTTCCAGTCAGACGAGCAAAGTTAAGTACGGCACGACCAACAGAGTCCATAGAATCTGCCGTGAACTTACCAGACGCAACCAATGCAGACATTGCATCACGAGCATCCCCAATAGATGAGCCAGTCTTGCCAGATAGAGCATCACCAAATTTCAGCAGTTGGTCATACGTCACGCCAGCATACCTGCCAGTCAAAGACATTGAGTCTCGGAAAGCATCAACCTCCTTTGACCCTTGATACGCTGCATATGCAATAGTTCCAAATGCGCCAGCAACACCACCAATAAGCAAACGCATTGGTGTAAGAACAGTTGCAATAGCTTTAAAAGCGTTGCCAATGCCTCCCATTGAATCTTTGAATTGTCCACCTTGTTGCATGAAAGCAATCATGGCGTTTTGACCACTTGCAACCTGAGTCACAAAGTCTGTCACCTGATAACTGAGTTGCATCTTCTGCTGTTCAGTCATCCCGTTGACGACCTTCTTCTGACTTGCAACAACCTTGTCATAAGCAGCAGCCTGCGCCAGCAGTTCAGCAGCCTTCTCAGTACCTTTGATGCTTTTTAAGCGGCCAGACTCAAGCTGTCGCTCAATTTCAGCGACCTTTGTGACTGCCTTGCCATAATCCTCAGTTGCGTACTTGAGAGCCTGAATCTCTTTGTCAGCAGCCCGCATCTCACGAGCAATAGTATTTTTCAGCTTCTGCGTTTCCTGAGCAGCCTTGTTCGCTTCAGTGACGAAGTTACCAGTCTCAAGACTAAGGGCAACGCCAAGTGTTGCAGCGTTTTGATGGTTAGCCATTATTTCCTCTTTCTGGCAAGTTTCCCGGCATACTCGGCAATGATGTCACCGATGTCATTCTTCAGGTCAGTGATGACCGTCTGAGCGCCATATTGGAGTGCTGGACGCAAGAATGGTCTAGCAGGTATCTTGGATGTGCCGTACTCCTGAGCAAGAGACACAGCACTACGCTTGACTGTGACACGAGCAATCACCACAGAACTATCGTTAATCATGCTTGATTCACGGTCTTTGTCTGTCGTAAGACCAGAGCGCAACTTGAGCGTATCCCGCATGTGAATCGGGCTGTACGGGCTTCTGGGATTGTGGATGTCGTAAGGTGCGTAGGCGAGAGCAGCGTAGTAAACGCTTTTCATGGAACTCTCGGCAGCTTTGGCAAGCGTCTGCTTGAGCACAGTGTCCATGCGAACACCCTCTGCCAAAGCAATGATCTGCTTTTCAAATTCGGCAAAGCCTGAGAGTTGGAACTTCAAGTCCTTACCCTCAAAGCCTTGCGTACTAATGTGCTGCGCCATCTTGCGTTTCCATGTAAGCCTCGGCACCGGGCCTACTCTGAAGAAACGCCAGCAACTGCTTGTTGGCTTGTTCTCGTTGTTGTTCCGGTGTCAGCGGCGGGACAATATATTCATGTACTGTTGGCAAGATGTCTTTCATTGTGAAAGGTCTTGCGGTTTTCTGTATTTTCGAGTTTAGATTGCCAGTAGTCAAGGAACTTAAAGCCAACAAAACAGCTTTATTTCCGAGCATACCGTCAGCAAACATAATCTCGATGGCCCTCATGTCGTCCACCGGAATTTCGTCTGGACACCCGCCGTGGGCAAAGACGTAAGCCCTTGCCTGACGGCGAATGTCCGGGATTAGTTTTTTCGTTCTTCCTTGTATCCCGGCTGGATGACATCAGAGATTCTGGCGATGATTTCAAGCTGCACAGACAAAGGCCACTCGGCCTCAATGTCTTGATATGTGATGCCGTCAAGACTATGACCTTCAGACGGAACCAACAGCTTGATGAACTCAACGACTCGGTTTTCCATCGTCATCACAGTTTCCACCAAATCCTTGGTAGAACGACCTTCGACGATGACATCATCATCAGTCTTGACGATGCCTTCAACATTGTCTGGGAAGTCGGCAGTCATCTTGTCAAAGCGTTTTTTTGCTTCGTCCTTGTCGATGACCTTGATGCGTTCGCCAATGGCATCCATCTCTTTTGTGAGAGGTACGCGAACTTTGAATGTGTGGCCTGCAAGCTCAAAAGATTTGATACGCAGGGAATCTGTGCCGCCAAATGCGGAAGATAGTCTTGTCATGTTTTTTCCTTAACGTGGTTTGATGATCTTGTCGTAAATCGCCTGATTCACTTCCATCGCATATTCTACGGCTTCCTCCGCAGTCATCTTGTCAGCATGTTGACGAGCGATGCCATGAGCCAATGCGATGCCAGTAAGTTTTTGCTGAGTGAAACCAAACCAGTCTCTACGAGACTCGGCTTGGCTCACCAGAAAACTAAACAAGGCATTCTCAGCAGCAGGCTGAGAAAGGATGAACTTCAAAAGGTCATCGCTATCTTGTACTTCTATTGTCATTTCAGTCCTTGGACTTTGGAGGAGTGTAAGGGTTGTACTTCTTCAGAAGATTAAGAGCAACAGCCTCTGCCGTATCGGGTTCAGCGGTTGCCGCAAAAACTTCTGAAGCATTCACTTGCATGGAACGTGCAGCAGCGTCAATGTCGCCATGCAGCATAACAAGATAGTCGATTGCTTCAGAGAGTTTCATTATGTGTTGCTCCAGCCGTATTGGTTGCCACGAGGATGAACCGTGAACGTACACTTGGCTTCAGCACCCGGCTGTGCGTCAATCTGGAATTGACCCACGCGACCGTTGAAAGCGTAAGCAATGGTGCTTGCGCCATCCACAGCAGCAACCACGAAAGTACGGTCAACAGTGCCGCTGTAAGCATCCGAACGGATTTGCAGGAGAGCAGCATCCGAAGGGTTCCAAGCAGCGGTAATGGTCATGCTCGTCGGAGCAGCCTGAACCGGGATTTTGTCCGATTGACGCGAACCAGCAACAGCGAAGCTGGCAACTGCATCATCCTGACCAAAAGCAGGGACGGCCTCTACGTTAAGCTGAGTACCAGCAGCGCCAGTACCGTTTGCAGCAGTGCCAACAATCGTTGCAACCTGAGCCGTCCAAACGGACAGGTTTGCAGTCGTCAAAGGCGTAGGAGTCGCGGCAGATTGCATCCACATGGATGCGCTAAAGCCGGGAAGAATTTTGCTTGGTGCAGCCATTTTTAGCTCCTATTAAGCGTTGTTAGACCAACCGTACTGGTTGCCACGGGGATGAATCGTGAAGGTGCATTTGGCTTCAGCGCCGGGTTGTGCGTCAATTTGGAATTGACCCACGCGACCGTTGAAAGCGTAGTACACGATGTTTGTGCCGTCAGTAGCGGAAATCACATAGGTGCGATCAATCACGCCAGAGTAAGCATCAGCACGCATCAGCAGCAAGTTGGTGTCCGAAGGGTTCCATGCAGCAGTGATGGTCATGCTGGTAGGAGCAGCCTGAACAGGAATCTTGTCCGATTGACGCGAACCAGCCACAGAGAAACTCGCAACAGCATCATCCTGACCAAAGGCCGGGATAGCTTCAACAGGCAGCAAATTGCCAACAACTGCAATAGCAGAAGTACTGGCAACAGTAGCCAACTGAGCGTTCGTCAGAACAGTAGGAGTTGCACCGGGCTGGCAGTAAAGAGCAGCACTAAAACCCGGCAAGACTTTGTTTGGGAGAGCCATTTTGAGTTTCCTTCAAATGAGTTGAACAAATTTTATCTTGTCAGGTCGGAATATCCAAGGTGCAATCCAAATAGATTTGCGCCATTTTTTCCTCGTTGTTGTAGCTGTTATACAGCCACATAACGTCAGCTTTTGAAATGTAGAAGCCATTGGTGGCACCACCAAAAAGGCCGCTATATCCATGAAGTGATTGTAGTATCTGATTGGAGATTGTGAAACCGTCTTCAATCTGTTGTGTGAAGATTGAAATCTGGAACACAGGACGATCAATGCCCTTCACCGACTGCACCGGGCCTGTATATACAGGCTGGTGAACATTGCGAAGCATCCAAGTGATGAACTTTGGCTCACTCGCAAAATTGCGGTTGAAAGCAGCGTAAACAGGCACAGGCGTGACAATCTGACTCAGTTGATACTGAATCGCCTTGCCATACTGAACGACATTGTTCTGTTGCGCCATTTAGACCGCCGTTGTCGGGTTGTTGTAGTAGCAAGTGAAGTTAACAGTCATCCTGTCATTCGACTCTCGCGCACTCTCAATTCGCCAATCTTTGCCTCGATAGGTGATTGAGTATGACTGCTGATTTTCAACAATCGTCTTCATGTTTGGAGTGTAGTTGAAGGTGAATTCAACTAAGTCCTGATACAGACGATACTTGTCGGAAATCTTCAGACTGTTCGCAACAGAATGAACACGCGCACGAGTAGAAAACCACTTCGTTTGAGCAGTTGATTGCTCACCAAAATCTGAGCTACTAAAAGCCAGATTGTTGATGTCCACATTCTCAAATCGTGCGATTGCCATTTACATCACCAAAGGCTTGTAAGAACGAAGCAAGGTTGTCACACCAAACGGAATGTCTTTGAGCTTGGTTTCAGTTGCGTTAGCACGATTGTTGTAAAGGTGCGTGAGCAATAGCAGACCAGCCTGCTTGATGACAGGATACGCAGCAACAGGATTTGCGGCAGTCGTGTATTCAACAACAATCGGCGCAGTCATCGCTGTGTTAATGTCAGTCGGCAACGATGCGACAACAATTTTGTTGCCAGAAGCATCGTAGTAGTACTCGCTTGAAGCAACAGCAGTCAGAACTGACGGGCTTGAATCGTTCCAGTACTTCACAGAACCGATTGTGACGCCAGATTGACCTGAGTTGATGTTCTGGCTCACCTCTGGCAAATCAAGGCTTGCAGGGCTTGCCACGAGGCTTTCTGCGCCATACCAAACACGATACGTCACAGGGAAGATGGACATCCCAAGATAGTCCTCAATCGCCATGCGAGTTGCAAGTTCAAGCGATTGAAGATATGCGTCTTGGGACTCGTCATCAAACAGGTTCAAATGGTCAGTGACTTCAGCAGTCGTCAACCATGCAGTGGACAAGTCACGCGCAATCTGTTCAACCTTCACATAGTTGAAAGGATTGCGAGTTTGTGCCCCGAAGGGATAGCCAACAATGTTGTCAACTGCCATTTTTCACCTCTTAGGCGCTCATGCGAACACCAGCAAACGGGTCACGAACAGTCGAGACAACACGCTTTTCTGCGTAGATCGTCATAAAACCGGGAGTGGTTTGCTCAAACAGTTGAATGCTCATTTCCTCATTGTCGCCAATGGTCAGGAAACGGGGCCAGTTTGCCAGATAGATCGGGAATGCAGTGGACAAGTACGGATTCGGAATCACAGGGAAACCGAACATGCGGCCAACAGCAGCACCATCTTCGTCACCAACTTCAAGGAACAGAGGCAGACCTTGCAAGTCTTTCAGACTACGCAGACTGTCAATCATGGACGGACGGATGTGCCAAGCGTTGCCCGGAAGCGCCCAATACTGAGCAGGGAAAGCATTGACCAAATCAACGATGTTGTCATACGTCACGCCACCAACAGTCTGGGCCACAGTAGCCAGAGTGTGAATGCCAGCAGTGATTGCAGTACCAGACGTACCGTAAGCAGCAGAAGCGCCAGTCGCGTACATATCCAGACCACGCAGGCCAGAAGTCGCGCCAGTAGTCGTTGTGGTGGAGCCTGCTTGGTCAGAGTTGATAGCCATTGAAGCGCCTTCAACCTGAGCGAATTCCATCATCAGGTCTTCAACCAGTTCAGCTTGCAAGCCATTCACATCCGACAAAACAGCGGTACGAATCGGCAACTGAGCAGTCACGGCACGAACCGGAAGCTGCCAAATGGAAGTGTTTGTGCCCGGAGTACCAGCATCATTTTGAACCGGATAGCCCCAAGGGTTAGATTGGTTTGTTGCGTTACCAGTCTTGGCAACGAATTGAATGTCAGACTCAGTAATCTTGACATTGCGCGAACCCATGCGGAAAGGGTTTGCGTATCGCAGTGCAGCGAATGCGTCATCAAACAGAACACGGCCACCAATACCAGAACCGGAACCAGTCAACGAGGACGCTTCCTTGAGGTCAATGGTGACTTTGTTGCCTTCGTTGTAGGCTTGCTTGATTCCGTCGAGGATTTTTTCGGTGATGGTCATGGCTGTATCCTAAATGAAAGAACCTACAAAGCAGGGGCCGAAGCCCCTGCATTTGTTTACTACGATCAGGTAGCTGTGCCGGTAGAACGGAATCGCACACCAGCGAACGGGTCACGCACAGACGTAGCCAAACGCTTTTCACCGTAGAAGGTGATGTAGCCCGGCAGAGTCTGGTCGTAGCGACGAACAACCATGTTCAGACGATCAATGATCGTGTGGAAACGCGACCAGTCAGCGAAGTACGCAGGGTACAGGCTGGAAGTGCCAGCAGCGCCAGTAGCGGCTTGAGCAGGAGCGTCAACGTAGCTGTTCACAACCACATCAAAGCCCAGCAGCTTGCCGACGATACCGTCAACGCTCAGACCTTCATTACGGTTGAAGATAGGAGCGCCGTTGTCGTCAACCAGACCACGCACTTGCGACAAGAACACGTTGTTCATCATGATCTTGGCGTTGGGAGTCCAGTACTGCTGCGGCAAAGCGTAGATGAAGTTAACGATGTCCTTGTAGGTCACGTTAGAAGCACCCACGGTGTTGGCGTTGGTCGTCAACTGGTCGTAAGTAGCCAGCGAGTGCAGGCCAGTGGTGGAACCAGTGCCAGAAGTGCCGAAAGCAGCAGTCGAAGTCTTGCCGCCAGTGTAGGTGCTGTTAGCACCAGCGTACTGGTCAAGACCGCGCAGGCCGTCAGCGCCACCAGTGGACACGGTAGTGCCGTCACCAGTCTGGTCGTTGTTCTGGATCATGGACATGGCTTCGGCTTGAGCGAACTCGGCCAGCATGTCGTCAACCACGTTAGCTTCCAGACCGTCGATGTCATCCAGAGCCGCAGTGCGGATCGGGAATTGCACGTTGATGTCTTTCAGCACCAGTTGCCAAATGGAAGTGTTTTCCGTAGTGGCCGAACCGTTGTTCTGGATGCCGTAGCCCCACTGAGCGCCAGCGTTGCCAGTCTTCACACGGAACTGATAGCTAGAGCCATCGGTAGCCACGGTACGCGACACGCCACGCAGGGGGTTAGCCAAACGCAGAGCAGCAAACACGGGGTCGTAAGCAGTACGGCCACCCTTGCCATCGCCACCAGCGGTCAGAGCAGAGGCTTCAGCAAGGTAGGCTTCCATTTGCGACTCATCTGCAAAGATTTGCAGTTGCTTCTCAAACGAAGACTTGTTGCTGCCAGCGATTTCCTTGAGTTGTTCGCGCACATGGCGGTTCACATCTTGACGGACGCTCTTGGCTTTTTCAGCATGGATCACAGGAGCTTGCACGGAGGCGACTTTGGCTTCCAGAGCAGCAACCATTTCGCTGAATTCGGCTTTGACAGCCTCAACAGCAGCGGGGATAGCAGCTTCAACTGCTTGGATTTTCTCGGCTTGAGCAGCTTCGATGGAATCCAGTTTTTCGATGATTTCTTTCGACATGATTAACCTTTCAGGCGTTTGTCTAGGAGTTTGAGTAGTTCTCGTCGCTCAAGAGCAGCGAGAATTTCGGTTGCCTCCGCATCAGAATCACTCTGACTCGGCGCACTTTCAATCGGCTCTTTCACAGCATCACGCTGTTCAATCACCAGCTTGAATACGGATGCGGCGGCAACCGCTTCCGACTTGGACAAGCCTGCATCCCGCAAGCCTTCTTCCAAAACTTTGAGGTCGGCAGAACCATCTTCCCGGAAGTATTCCAGTTTCTTGATTTCAGCCTTCGGATTGTTTGGATACATGACAACGCTAGTCTCGCGCAAGCCACCTTTGGTGATTTGGAAGTAGCCTTCATCCCAGTAGTCATTGGAGCCAGCAGGGAAGACAGTGCCATCTTCCTTGACCCATTGATATTCTTCAGCGTAAGCACCAACACTCACGCCACCAAACATATTTGGCGATTCGCTCATCACCTGATACAGGTCAGAGCCAGTTGAAGTGTTCAGGAACAGACGGCCAGTGGCATTCATGCCATCGTCGTCCATTTCAATGCTTGTCCACTCGCCAACAGGAATTTGGTCAGAGTTGTGGTTCACATACATCGGCAGAGGACGGCCAGAGTTGGCAAATTCCTTTGCCCAATCCATAAACCCTTCAGGCTTGTAGAAGAATTTACGGCCATCAGCGCCTTCACGAGCGCCCCACGTAGTGATGCGAGCTTCAATCTTTCCTGTCGGTTCGCCGTTTGCGGCCTTTTCGGACAGGTTCAGTTTTGCTTCGCAGATTAGATTGAGTTGCTTCATTAATTGCCCCTAAAGCAATGGACTGGTCATTGTCTTGTATTTTAGGGGGTTGCCCTTGCAATACGGACAACGCAATATCTGGTCGGATGACCTGTTTGGCTAATGCTAACAGATATTTTGTATCAGTACGCATTTTTTATCAAGTCTTCCCGATGTTCATTTTTTTGGTTTGGTTGCCACCGCCTCCACCAGTGTCCTGTTTGCCACTTCCAGCAACAGGGTCGGAAGGCTTGGCATCCTTAACCAATTCATCGCCACCTTCAACACTTGCCATGCCCATGTATTCACGAGCTTCGTTAGGCGTGATGATGCCATTGGTGACGCCAGCAGACACAAAATTCATTTGGTCAAGCGGAGCGCCCTTCAGGAAATCCTTGGTGTCAAACTCAATAGACAGTGACGGATAACCCCCCAACAAATGCTCACCAAGTTTCTCTTGGATGTTCACAATGATCGGATACATAGCCGACTTGTAGAACTCATCCATCGCAGTCTGAGTGTTGTTGAATTTGCCGTCATGGATACCAAGCATGGAA